ATGATAAAGGTTTAACAAACACATATCCCTACAGTGTAGCTACACAGGCTTCACTAGCGTTACACAGAGGTTATGTAGACAAGATGCATTTATTCCACAGTGATGTTTATTATGTTAGAGCAGCTATGGAAAAACATACAGGATATGTATTCCCCTTAGACAAAGTAGAAGATGCTATGAGAGCTGAGGGATGGAAAGAACACAGACACCTACCAAAGAAGAAACAACATGGCTACAAAGAAAAGTACAGTTAATGCTGCAGGTAATTACACTAAGCCTACAATGCGTAAGGCGTTAGTTGCTAGTGTTAAAGCTGGCACTAAAGGTGGTGATGCTGGTGAATGGAGTGCTAGGAAAGCACAGATGGTAGCTAAGAAGTACAAAGCTGCTGGTGGTGGTTACAAATGAAAGCTCCTCAGAAGTCTTTAAAAGATTGGACAGACCAGAAGTGGACTACTAAGTCTGGTAAACCTTCTGGTAAAACAGGAGAGAGATATCTGCCTGAAGCAGCCATTAAGTCTTTAAGCTCTGCTGAGTATGCAGCCACCACTAAAGCTAAGCGTGAAGGTACAAAGGCTGGTAAGCAGTTTGTTAAACAACCTAAAGACATTGCTAAGAAAGTGAGCAAGTTCAGATGATTAAAAGAGGCTCAGAAGAATTCAGTGGATACAATAAGCCTAAGGCTACACCTAAGCATGCTACAAAGAGTCATGCTGTGTTAGCTAAAGAGGGTGATACAGTGAAGCTTATTAGGTTTGGACAGCAGGGTGTTAGTGGTGCTGGCTCTAGTCCAGATACCCCTAAGGAGAAAGCTAGGCAGAAGAGCTTCAAAGCTCGTCATGCTGAGAATATTAACAAGGGTAAGATGTCTGCTGCTTATTGGGCAGATAAGGTTAAGTGGTAACTAAAAGGAGAAACTATGGCTACCGATGCAGAGAAAGTTAAGATGTACCGTGAGAAGGCTAAGGACACTTCTGTCCCTCAAGAGGTGCGTAACACCTACTTAGACAGAGCCAATGAGCTAGAACGTAAAGCCTTTGAAGCCACTAAGGGTGCTCCTCCAGCTAAGCTTGCTAAGGGTGGTATGCCTGTAAGAGGTAGCCGTACAGCCACTAACAAAGAGAAGAAGATGATGGGTGGTGGTTATGCCATGCCTATGAAGACACCCACAATGATGGCTAAGGGTGGTGCTGCTTCTAAGAAGCCTGTTGTTGCCATCATGATTGGTCTGGCTAAGCCAAAGGGGAAGGCTATGATGAACAAGGGTGGTATGGCTAAGAAGGGTAAGTGCTGATGGCACTGGTTAAGAAGAGATGTCCTGCTGCAACGCAGGATGTTCATATTAATCTGAAAAATAGGAACATAGCTTTCAAAGAATATGGCTATGGTCCTCCCAATCCCGAAGCTGACAACAAAGAGTTTTGGGATGTTAAGATGAAGATGTACAACGCTTCATACGATGATATCAAAGATATGAAGTGTGGTAATTGTTCTGCCTTCATTCAAACAGATAGCATGATGGCTTGTATTATTGGTGGTCTGGAGAAGGATGAAGCTAAAGATGAATTGTCTTATGACGAAGAGTTTGTAGCTGCTGCTGACTTAGGCTATTGTGACTTGTTTCAATTCACTTGTGCTGCTGCTAGGACATGCGATGCATGGAAGAGTGGTGGACCTATTAAGGGTAAATGATGGCTACTAAAAAGCAAACAGCTAAGATTGGTAAAGTGATGGGTGAGTTTAAGGACAAAGGCTTGCATAGTGGTAAAGGTGGCAAAGTTGTTACCTCCCCTAAGCAAGCCATTGCCATTGCTTTGTCTGAAGCTAAAGTGAAAGCTAAGAAGTGAACAAAGAGCCAAAGATTAGAAGTGTAGGGAAAGTGTTGACAGCGGGAGTTGCTAACACCATCTACACTTGTCCTGATAATTTCATTGCCAAGATGAATTTGTTATTTGTTTCCAATCATGGAGGCAATAACAAAACTGTTTCTATTCAATGGACAGATGCTAGTGCAAGTGCCAGCTATTACATTGTTGGTGGTTATGTTCTTTCTGCCTACGGCTATCTAAAACTGGATGGTAGTTATCTTGCTCTCTATCCCGGTGACACCTTGGTAGTCACACCAGAGGCTGGTAGTAGCATGGACACCACTGTCACTGTAGAAGAATATTATGAACAAGGACTATTTTAATCATGGCTAAAAGAGAACTAAGCGAACAACAGAAGAAGTTCATTGAGGTGTTATTTGCTGAGGCTGGTGGCAATCCTTCAAAGGCTAGGCAGCTTGCTGGCTATAGCGAAGGCTATGCTACCAAGATGATTATGGATACTCTCAAGGAAGAAGTGATTGAGGCTACACAGCTATACATCGCCATGAACGCCCCTAGAGCAGCTATGGCTGTTGTGAGTGGCATTTCTGATCCCACAGAGCTAGGCTTAAAAGAAAAACTTAACGCTGCTAAAGATTTGTTAGACAGGGCTGGCTTGGTAAAAACAGAAAAGGTTCAGGTGACAGCACCTAACGGCATTATGATTTTACCAGCTAAAGATAGCAGTGAGTGAGAGAGACTTAGGGGCTTGGATATTGCCTCAACCGAAAGCAAAGGAAACATATGTCGCCATTCCAAAAATTAGAAACACTATACCATTTGGTTACAGACAAGATGAAGAAGACCCTAGCCTCCTGCAGCCAATACCTACAGAGCTTGAAGCGTTAGAACTAGCTAAGAAACATTTAAAACAATACAGTTCTAGGCAGGTAGCAGCTTGGCTTACCACTACCACAGGTAGAACTATAAGTCATGTGGGATTGTTAAAGAGAATAAAGACTGAAAGAACTCATGGACGAAAATCCGCTACTTACCGCAACCTTGCCACAAGGCTCAAAAAAGCCCTTGAGCAAGCGGAAAGGTACGAAGAGAAATCTAAGAGGCTCGGCAAAGAAGACCAAACAGGATACTTCGAGTCAGAACAGTACAGCAAGCTTACCCAATATATCGATAGCAAGCTCGGAGGAGACACAGCTACCAATAGCTGATGATAGGGAAGTATTGTTTAAGCCCAACGCTGGGCCTCAAACATTCTTCTTAGCTTCCTCAGAGAGGGAAGTGTTATATGGTGGTGCTGCTGGTGGTGGTAAAAGCTACGCTATGTTGGCAGATCCGCTTAGGTATATGGTACATCCACAGTTTTCTGGGCTTCTGTTACGACACACTACAGAAGAACTTCGAGAACTTATTTGGAAGAGTCAAGAGCTTTATCCAAAGATTTATCCCGGCATCAAGTGGAGTGAGAGAAAGATGCAGTGGGAAGCACCGTCAGGGGCTAGACTGTGGATGTCTTACCTTGATAGAGATGAAGATGTATTGAGATATCAGGGTTTGGCATTTAGCTGGATTGGTTTTGATGAGTTGACGCAGTGGCATACGCCATTTCCGTGGAACTATATGCGTTCTAGGTTGCGTACAGCAGCGTCAGACCTACCAATCTTCATGAGAGCTACGACAAATCCGGGTGGTCCGGGTCATGCTTGGGTGAAGAAGATGTTTATTGACCCTTCTCCAGCGGGTAAAGCCTTCGATGCTACCGATATTGAGAGCAGTACCACCCTAGTGTATCCCAAAGGACACAGTAAAGAGGGTCAAGCACTGTTCAAACGTAGGTTTATCCCTGCTATGTTGACGGATAACCCCTACTTGATGCAGACAGGTGACTATGAAACCATGTTGTTGTCTCTCCCTGAGCATCAGAGGAAGCAACTACTGGAAGGTAACTGGGATATTGCTGAAGGTGCAGCCTTCACAGAGTTTAATAGGCAGATTCATGTCGTGGAACCGTTCCACATACCGAGTAATTGGACTAAATTTAGGGCTTGTGACTATGGATACGGAAGCTTTAGTGCTGTGGTGTGGTTTGCTGTGTCTCCAAGTGAGCAATTGGTGGTCTATCGTGAGCTATATGTTAGCAAGGTACTTGCCAAAGACCTCGCCCACATGGTGATGAGGGCTGAAGAGAACGATGGACCTATTAGATATGGGGTGTTGGACAGTAGTTGCTGGCATAAGCGTGGTGATACTGGTCCATCACTGGCAGAACAGATGATTGCAGAGGGCTGTAGGTGGAGGCCATCGGATAGAAGTGCTGGAAGTAGGGTGGCGGGTAAGAATGAGCTGCACCGAAGGCTACAACTTGACCCCTTTACAGAACAACCAAGACTGGTTATAACAAGCAACTGTGTGAATACGATTGCTCAACTACCAATCATACCTTTGGACAAAAGAAACCCAGAGGACATTGATACTAAGGCTGAAGATCACTTATATGATGCTATTCGTTACGGTGTTATGAGTAGACCTAGAAGCAGCTTGTTCGATTACAATCCATTAACCTCTGGTGGTAGTGGTATGAAGATGGCAGACCCCACATTTGGGTATTAAAGGGTATTTATGGCGACAAACAATTTCATGGATGACAAGTCCATTGGTTTAGGAGATGAAAAGAAGAATGAAGACGCTCCTTTCAGGGGCGATAAGCTTTTAAATTTCTTAAATGAGAGATATACAAAGTCTGAAGAGAGCCGTAGACAGGATGAGCAGCGGTGGTTAAGAGCCTACCGCAACTATCGTGGCTTGTATGGACCTGATGTTAAATTTACTGAGACTGAGAAGAGTCGTGTGTTTGTTAAGGTGACAAAGACTAAGGTGCTTGCAGCATATGGTCAAATCACTGATGTGTTATTTGCCAATAACAAGTTTCCTTTGAGTGTTGATCCTACTGTCTTACCAGATGGTGTAGTGGATTCAGTACATATAGATCCTCAAGCACCAGAAGGTGCTGAGCCTGAGACAACTTCCCCATTTGGTTACAAAGGTGATGGTAAACCTCTAGCACCGGGTGCTACACTTTCTTCTTTGATGGAGAAGCTTGGTCCTTTAACAGATCAACTTAAAGACACTGAAGGATTGAAAGAAGGTCCGGGGGTCACTCCTACATCTATCACCTTCCATCCTGCTATGGTGGCAGCTAAGAAGATGGAGAAGAAGATACATGACCAGTTAGACGAAAGTGGTGCTAATAAACACCTGCGTTCTACTGCCTTTGAGATGGCTCTGTTTGGCACAGGTATCATGAAGGGTCCATTTGCTAAGACCAAGGAATATCCAAACTGGGATGAGGAAGGTACTTACCAACCAGAGATGAAGACAGTACCAGAGACATCACATGTCTCCATCTGGAACTTCTATCCCGATCCTGATGCTACTAACATGGAAGAAGCTCAATACATTATTGAGCGTCACAAGCTTAGTGCTACACAGCTTAGAGCTTTGAAGAATCGTCCACACTTTAGAGCTAATGTCATTGAAGAAGTTATTGAGGGTGGTGCTTCCTATGTTAAGAAGTATTGGGAAGATGACTTAAGAGACTACACTCCTAATCTGGGAGTGGATAGATTTGAAGTGTTAGAGCATTGGGGTAGTGTATCCTTAGACTTGCTTGAAGAAAATGACATTGATATTCCAGAGGCTTTGTTGGAAGCTAAGGAGTTGCAAGCCAACATTTGGTTCTGCAATGGTAAAGTGATTCGCTTTGTATTGAATCCGTTTAAGCCCGCCAACATTCCGTATTACGCTGCTCCTTGCGAACTAAACCCCTACTCTCTATTTGGCATTGGTGTTGCTGAAAACATGGACGACACCCAGACCCTCATGAATGGTTTTATGCGTATGGCTGTAGATAATGCAGTGTTGTCGGGCAACCTTGTATTTGAGGTTGATGAAACCAACCTCGTTCCCGGTCAAGACATGACTGTCTATCCGGGTAAAGTGTTTAGGCGACAGGGTGGTGCTCCGGGACAGAGTTTGTTTGGAACACAGTTTCCTAATGTGGCTGCACAAAACTTACAACTGTTTGATAAAGCTAGACAGTTGTCAGATGAATCAACAGGTATTCCTTCTTTCTCACACGGACAGACAGGTGTGAGTGGTGTAGGTAGAACAGCCTCTGGCATTTCTATGTTGATGAATGCTGCATCAGGCAGTGTTAAAACCATCATCAAGAATGTGGATGATTATTTGTTAGCTCCTTTGGGTAAGGCTTTCTTTAGCTTCAACATGCAGTTTGACTTTGATAAAAGCATCAAGGGCGACTTAGAAGTTACAGCTAGAGGTACAGAGAGCTTGATGGCTAATGAGGTGAGGAGCCAACGCTTGATGCAGTTCTTGCAAATTGCAAGCTCTCCTGCGTTGATGCCGTTTGCTAAGTTCCCATACATCATTCGTGAAATTGCAAAGAGCATGGACTTAGATCCAGACAAGGTGACTAACAATATGGAAGAAGCAATGCGTCAAGCGTTGTTGATGCAGAAGGCTACGGCTCCTGCTCCAGCAGAAGGTGCTCCACCTGTTGCTGGTCCTGAAGGTGGCCCTCCTCCAGTGGCTGATATGACTGGTGGTGGTGGTGGAAATATTGGTATTGGTGCTGCACCAGTGCCGGGTGAACAAGGATTTGCTGGTAATGTCCAAGCCGTACCTCCCCAAGCTTAAAGGCTTTGTAAACACTAACGCTACATGGGAAGCGTTCCAAGAAATGCTAGATGCTGAGATTGCTCAGCAGCATAAAAACTTAGAACAAGCTACTGATGTTCGTGAGATTGGAAAGGCTCAAGGAGCCGTTGCTGCTTTACGCAGACTAAAACATCTAAAGGATGAAGTTAATGTACACTGATAACATGGATAGATTGTTTGCTGAAGGCGGCATGAATGATGAGGGTGGCACAGTAGATCCTGTGTCTGGTAATGATGTACCTCCGGGTTCTTTACAGAACGAAGTGAGAGATGACATTGATGCTAAGCTGAGTGAGGGTGAGTTTGTCATTCCTGCTGATGTTGTTAGATACATTGGTCTTGAGAGATTGATGAAGCTTCGTGATGAAGCTAAGCAAGGCTTGTCTCGTATGAATGAGATTGGTCAGATGGGTAATGCAGAAGAAGTAGAAAACCCAGAAGCTTTGCATGAAGATGAAGAAGGCTTTGAGTCTGAGATTGATGACATCATGCAAGAGGTGGATGGTGAGGAAATGGGTGAGAAGAAGTTTGCTGCTGGTGGTTTTGCTACACCCGGAGCAGACTTATTATCTAAATATAACATCCCTAGAACATCATTAACAAATCCTGCATTAGATGTTAGAGCTTATAAGAATAAAGATGGTAGAGTGATGTATATCACTTTCTTCAATGATAGACCTTCCATTGCTATCCCA